TGTGAAAGCTGAGCGCGCTAGGGCTAGAGAGCAGAACCGAGAAGACAAGCACAGACGAGACGAGGAGACGATGGCTGACATCGAGGATCCGTTTAGAAAGGATAAGGATAAGGACCCTTGGGACGAAAAAGACCCGGTGAAAGATCCTGTGAAAGATCCGATTAAGGATAAGGATAAGGATAAGGATAAGGATCCAGAGCCAACGCCTGAGCCAATCGGAGAGGTTAACACCAATCCAGTGCAGTGGGCAGACCGGTTCAACATCGATGAGATCAAGCGCAGGATCTCAGAAAAGCGCAAGAAGTCTCTGGGTGGCACGTTGCACACAGAGTCTCAGCGAGGTGTGAAGGGCAAGGCAAATGGCAAAGGCAAGGCAGTGGCAACGGGCGGCGAAGCAAAAGGCAAAGGCGGCCCCAAGGCTGCAGAGAAGCCAACCAATGCAGCTAAGAAGTCTGCCAATGTTTCGGCCCAAGTTAAGAAGAGGATCCTTGGGGTGTCCAAGAGATAGTGATACTAGAAGTAACACAGGTAACAATGCTATAATGTGTGTTACTTCTGGTGACAAATAAATTACTCTACGAGAAAACACATGGCATCACCAATCAAGGTTTCATCATATCGTAAGCGTATTGAGTCATTGAAGTCGGAGAGATCTGATTTTGTACCCCTATGGCGCGAACTGTCTGACCACCACCTTGCCCACCGGGGCAGGTTCCTTGTTACTGATCGTAACAAAGGTAAGAAGCGCAACACAAAACAACTGAACAACACATCACGCTTGGCAAACCGCACAATGGCAGCAGGGATGATGGCAGGCATCACAAGTCCTGCGCGCCCCTGGTTCCGGCTATCAATGCCTGACCGCAAGCTGATGGAGTACAGCCCGGTCAAGACTTGGCTAATGCAGGTCGAAGGTTTGATGCGTGAGGTTTACAATAAATCCAATCTATACAACAGCTTACACACGATCTACTCCGAGTTAGGCACCTTTGGCATTGCAAGCCTTGGCGTGTTCTCTGACTTCAATACCGTTATCCGGTTCAAGCCACACACAGTCGGAAGCTATATGATAGCAACCGATGGACTCGACAAGGTCGACACATGGGCGCGTGAGTACCAGATGACGGTGGGGCAACTGGTAAAACAGTTTGGCAAGGAGGCTGTATCGTTGTCTGTAAGGCAGCGTTGGGAGTCTGGCGACACAGAGGGTTGGGTATCAGTATGTCATGTCATTGAGCCAAACGATGACCGGGACAGTCAGTCTCCTTTGGCTATCGATAAGAAATTCCGATCAATTTATTTTGAAGAAGACAGCAAGGGCGCAGATGCACAGGTATTACATCAGTCAGGTTTTGATTCATTCCCAATACTCACGCCCAGATGGGATATTGCCGGTGAGGATATTTACGGTACGTCATGCCCAGGCATGGACGCTCTTGGAGATGTTAAAGGCCTTCAAGAAGCCGTTAGAAAATATGCAATGGCTGTTGATTCGCAGATAGATCCTGCGGTCCAAGTTCCGACATCGCTACGAAACCACGGGCGAATCCTCCCTGGTGATCGGGTGCCACATGATGGGCCAACCAAGATCGAGGCAATCCATTCTGTGAATCCAAACTTGCAGGCCATGCAAGGCTATATAACCAACATAGAACAGCGTATTAGCCGCACCTGGTATGAAGACCTGTTCTTGATGTTAGCAAACTCTAATCGCTCTCAGATCACAGCACGCGAGGTCGCAGAGCGTCATGAAGAGAAGCTGTTGATGCTTGGTCCAGTTTTGGAGCGCTTGCACAACGAACTCTTGGACCCACTGATCAATCGCACTTTCGACATCATGCAAGAAGCAGGCATACTTCCACCGGCACCACCGGAGTTGCAGGGCATAGACCTGCGTGTTGAGTACATATCAGTATTGGCACAAGCGCAGCGCATGGTTGCAACGTCAGGCGTTGAACAGTTGGCAGGCTTCGTTGGGCAGCTTTCTCAGATCTGGCCTGAAGTTCGTCACAAGTTTGATCCTGCACAGGCCATCGATGACTATGCCGCAGCATTGGGCACAGCACCTGACATTGTGAAGGCTGACGATGAGTATGAAGAAGCGCTTGAGTCAGAAGCACAGCAAGCAGCAGAAGCGAGCAAGGCCGAACAGACCATGCAGGGAATCCAGGCGGCACAGCAGTTAGCACGAACGCCTATCGATGAGAACAGCGGATTGGCTGAAGTAGCGAGGATGACGGAAGGTGGCTCAGTTTAATAACGAACAACTTAGTTTAGACATAGGCGCTGTGATGTCCACGAAAAGTGGACGCAGGGCCGTGGCTTATGTGCTGTCACTATGTGGGATGGACATCAGTTCATTCAATGGGCAGTCGAACCACACCATTTACAGAGAGGGGCGCAGAGCAGTTGGCTTGGATTTAAAAAACAAATTAACTGAGGTCGCGCCCGAATCTTACTTAGCAATGATAAAAGAGGAACATAACGATGTCTGAAGAATTTGACAATACCCCAGACGACCTGGAAGTCGAAGTATCAGAGGTCCAAGAACCAGAAGAGTCAGACGTTGAAACCAGTGATTATGACGCTGATGATACTGATGACGATGATGGCGATGTGACGAACCCCGAAGAAGACGAAGCCGATGAGTATGCCAATTTGGATGTACCGGAAGGAGCAGTCGAAGATGAGTATTTTGAACTCGCAGAATCTCTCAAGCCCTTATTTGAAGATATGGGTCTGAGCAGAGAAGAGGCAAAACAACTCACAGACTACGAATACGCTGCATCAGAGGCTAAAGCTAAAGCCCAATCGGAATCGTGGTCGGCACAAGTAGAAGAGTGGCGCGAAGAACTGATGGCTGACAAGAAACTCGGTGGCGACCACTGGGAAGAGTCAGTTGGTACAGTGAAGATGGCACTCGACAAGTTGGGAACCCCGGATCTTGAGAAGATATTCGATACAACCGGGATGCTCCAACAACCTGAAGTGTTCCGGTTTCTGCACAAGATCGGAAAGCTGACTAAAGAAGATTCACCTGGTCAGCTAGGCGGATCGGTAGAAGACCCTATGGACGCAGTGTCGATCATGTATCCGAACAATTAAATAAACTTTTTGAGGTAATAACTCATGGCAACATTAGGAAACAGCTATTTTGATCTAATCGATCTCTACAAGCTAAAAGACAAAAAAGGCGACATCGCACCAGTGATTGAGATCTTGGCTCAGTCAAACCCAATCTTGGACGATGCCATTGCTGTTGAATGTAACAGCGGAACAGAACACCTACATACTGTACGCAGCGGTCTGCCAACAGTAGCTTGGGGTAAGCTTTACAAAGGTATTCCAAACGACAAGAGCAAGACGGTTCAGGTAACTGACACCACTGGCTTTGTTGAAGGCTTATCTACTGTAGACGAGCGCTTGCTTGCTTTGTCAGGTAACTCTGGCGCAGTACGCTTGGGCGAGGCTAAAGCATATCTTGAGTCTATGTCTCAGACTATGGCAAGCGCCATTTTCTACAGCAACTCAGCAGCAGACCCAGAGCAGTTCATGGGCTTGTCTCCACGTTTCAACTCTTTGTCTGCCACCAACGGTGGCCAGATTGTTGATGCCGGTGGCGCAAGCACTGACAACACCTCTATTTGGTTCGTTAGTTGGGGCGACAACCAATGCCAACTGCTGTATCCAAAGGGCACACAAGCAGGCGTTAAGCGACAGGACATGGGCAAGCAGCGCGTGTTAGATAGCGATGGCAACCCGTACTACGCTGAAGAAGAGAAGTTCACATGGCATGCAGGTCTTGCAGTTAAAGATTGGCGCTATGTTTCTCGAATTGCGAACGTGGACGTTTCAGACATGGCAGCGGGTACAGTTGATCTGTACAAGTTTATGCGTAAAGCATTTTACAAGCTGCAGTCACGAAGAATCCCTGGCGGCAAAATTGCGATCTACTGCAACTCTGATGTGATGGAAGCATTGGATGCACTTGCTACAAACGCAGGCGCTTCTGACAATTTCGTTCGCTTGGGTCACAAGGACATTCAGGGTAAGGAAGTGCTGACATATCGTGGCATCCCTATCCGTGAAACTGACGCAATCATCAACACTGAAGCGCGTGTCGTTTAATTAACCTGGAGATAAAATTATGATCCTTTCAGCACAGCAACTCTTTAGCGATGATCAAGCGGTCACAGCTACTGCAATATCAACCAACGTGGTTGACATGGGCGTTGCAGGAACACCTTACGGTGCCGCTGCAGCATTGAATGCAGACAAGGGCAAGGGCAACTACGTCCCAATTTTGGTCCAAGTAACTGAGGCGTTTAACACACTAACCTCTTTGGTTATCACGATTGAAACTGGCTCTACTGCTTCACTTGGCACCGTGTTGTCTTCACAGACAATCGCTTTGGCAGGACTGACTGTTGGCAAACAGCTTGCAGTTCAGGTACTTCCACAGGGTGCGACTGAGCGTTATCTTGGCGCTCGCTATACCGTTGTAGGCACTAACCCAACCTTGGGTAAAGTGACTGCCGGTATTTCTATGGGCAACCAGACTAACGTAACTGGCGCTTAATAAAGCAGGGTGGTAGGAAACTGCCACCCTTTTTTTTGGAGAACTATATGCCAAGCTACAAAGTGATTGAGCCAGGTTTTTTCGATGGCGCGATGTATGCCCCAAACGGGCGAAGAAAAACCCTCACGGTTGATAAGCCATTCACAAAAGAGAACAAGCCATCATGGGTAGCCCCACTGGATGAGCAAAAAGTAGAGCGATCATCTCCTGCCAAAAAGCCACCAAAGGCTATCAAAAAAGCAAAGCAGAAAGACGGTGATGTAGAAGTTTTATAACAACAGGAGATTCAAATGGCAGCTTATACCGAGGTCGATATTTGCAACACAGCGTTATCGAATATCCGAGCGAAGTCAATAAACTCGCTCAGTGAATCTTCTCAGGAATCACAGCTATGTAAGCTGAAGTACCCAATCGTGCGCGACAAGCTGTTGCGCGACAACCATTGGAGGTTCGCCAAGAAGACGCAGCCAATCGCGCTGCGTAGCGATGTGCTTGCCCACTGGACACACTCTTACCAGTACCCTTCTGATTGCTTAAAGCTTCACAGCATTATGCAAGAAGACATCATAAAGACAAACAACCGCTCAAGGCTTGCCGCTATATTTGATAGCAACCAAAGGTTTGAGTCTCCTGACTTTCGCGTGGATTATGAGGTGCTTACAGCATCTGGCGATAAAGTCATTGGATGCAATTTTGAAAATGTAATCGCAGAGTACACAGCAAGAATTGAGAACACTGCGCTATTCGATCCTAATTTTATGTTGGCAGTCTCGTGGTATCTATCTGCTCAGTTGGCAGTGCCACTTCTAGGAGAAGGCAAAGGCCGTGGGATGATGGCTGACAGCTTTAATATGTATAAGCTGCTTCTTTCTGAAGCGCTTGCTTCTGACGTTGAAGAGGCAAGAGATAGCCAAGTTCGGCAGTCATCGCTTATCGAGGCTAGATACTAATGGCTAAAATACCTCAAAGGGCTTTTACCGGTGGCGAACTGGATCCTGCGCTGCATGAGCGCGTAGACGTTGAGCAGTTCGCATACGGAATGTCACTGTGTGAGAATTTTTTTGTTAGGCCACAGGGCGGTGTGTATAACCGAGCAGGCACGCAATACATCGGTGAAGTAAAAGACTCTACAAGAGCAGCAAGGATAATTCCATTCAGCTTTAACACTGAGCAGACCTACGTCTTGGAAATAACTCCATCGTCTGCCCCTGCAGCAGCAGATGGTGCTATCAGGGTTATCCGTGATGGCGCATACCTTCTCACAGGTGGGACAGGACCAGGCAGGCTAGAGGTGGCCCACGACTATCAAGAGAGCGAGTTATTCAGTCTGCAATATGTACAGACTGCTGACACGATGTCAATCGCGCACTCTGCACATCCACCGGCTGAACTTCGCAGATCGTCTGAGTATTCATGGGCGTTGTCTGATATTAACTTTGGGTCTGATCCAAGCATGGTCCCTGCAGGCGTAACTCTGTCAGCAGTGGGAACAGGAGCGGGAACAGACAGCAAGACATACCGGTACGTCATTACATCAACAGGCGAGGACGGTATAGAATCTTTATCTTGTGCAGAGGCGATTATAACTACGCCTGAAACCAGTTCAACTGCTGCGGTAGAGGTAACATGGAATAGAATTGAGGGCGCTGCGTATTACACAGTGTACCGGGATACTGGTCAGGGCAACTTGGTGTATGGGTTTATAGGTTACGCAAAAAATGAGGACTCTCCCTCAGTTGCGAAACCAGTATTCAATGACTTCAACATTGCTCCAATGACGAGCATCACGCCACCAATTGATCACACGCCATTCACATCGCCTATCGCGGATTACCCGGCAACAGTTGGCTTGTATCAACAGCGAAGAATTTTTGCTAATACGCCTACGGCACCAAACACTTTTTTTGCATCTCAGACCGGCATCTACAATTCAATGCGTAGATCTTCCCCGCTCAGAGATACCGACTCACTAGAATTTACAATCGCATCTCGTCAGTTGAACGAGATCCGGCACATTGTTGATTTGGAGTCATTGATTCTGATGACTGCCGGAGCAATGTACCCAGTGTCTGAAGGTTCAGACTATGTGCTGACACCGTCTTCAATTGGAGCGCGTGCGCGTACCTATGTTGGCGCATCGTCTGTTAAGCCTTCAGTAACCATCGACTCAATTATCTACGTCACAGAGAAGGGTAACCGGCTGCGCGACATGATCAACAACAAAGACATGCCAGGTGATGGCGGTCAGGATCTGAGCATGCTCGCGTACCACTTGTTTGAAGGGCTGTCCATCATAGAGATGGTCTACGCACACGAGCCGTGGGGGATCCTATGGTGCGTGATGAGCAACGGTGAACTGCGTGGTCTGACGTACAACAAAGAGCATGGGATAACAGCATGGCACCGTCACAAGACGGATGGGGTTGTTGAGTCAATCACAGCAGTATCAGAAGGTACACGCGATGCCGTGTACTTCCTTGTTAAGAGAACGATCAACGGGACCGATGTGCGCTACGTTGAGCGCCTAGCGCCAAGAGTTGATTCATCGTCTACGGATGCTTTTTTTGTAGACTGTGGCATCTCATACAATGGTTCGCCAACCACTTCGATCACTGGATTAGGCCATCTCGAAGGAAAGACTGTTGCTGTTCTAGCAGATGGGCAAGTTATTGATGGCTTGTCCGTGTCAGGCGGTGCTGTGGCACTCCCCTATTTAGCATCGGTGGTTCACGTTGGTCTTCCATACAATTGCACGATAGGCACGCTAGGGATCACAACCGGGCAGCCTGATGACTACAACTCAAAGAAGAACGTGTCAATGTTGATCATCTCGTTTCTTAAATCTAGGGGCGGCTTTGCAGGCCCGTCTGTCGACAAGCTGACAGAAATACGGCCTCGTTTAGAGACAGACGGATATGGTACAATACAGCTTAAAACATACGAAGACCGAGTGGCTATTGAGCCAGAGTGGAACGAGAACGGCAAAGTGTTTTTTCAGCAGCAGGACCCACTCCCTTGTGCGATCCTTGCTATCACCCCAGAATTTGACTTGAGTAACTAGACTATGGGTCCTTTAGCAATTTTTCAGATAGGCATGGGAATCTTAGGAGCGCTCAGTGGCGCTAGTGCCAAAAAGAAAGAGGCGAAAAATAACAAGAAGGTTGCAGAATTTAATGCCAACCAACTTGATAAAGATGCCAAGCGCATTCGCAATAAATCCGTGCAAGACGACAATGACTTGCGGCTGCAGTATTCCGGGGTACAGTCATCACAGCGTGCGACACTTGCAGCGCGCGGGGTGTTTGTAGACTCAGGTACTGCAGAGAATATCCAAAATGACACAGACATAATGATGGAACTGTCATCATACCGCATACGTCAGTCGTCAGAAGAGCAAGCGTCTGCACTAAATCAGCAGGCACAATTTAACCGAGAAACCGGTGAGGCTGTCTATAGTTCTCAACAAAGTCAGGCCACTGGGATACTGCTTCAAGGAGCAGGATCAGTTGCAGCCGATTGGTATCGATACAGCAGAGGTGAGTAATGCCAAAAGTAAATAGGGTAACTGGGCCAGAGGTCAGCGCACAGGCCAATCGGACTTTTAAGCAGTCAGCATTATCCCCACAGGTTTTTGAGAACGGTGCCCTCAAGGGCGCATTGGCGGGTGGGTCAGAGTTAGCAGCAGCCCTAGAAGAAACGCAGAAAGAGAACTGGGAAGCAGATGCCACCAATGCCGTCTTGGGCTTCGAGACTGACCGCGACAATATCATGCTCAGTCCAGAGGGTGGGTATCTTAATACCCAAACAAAAGCAGCCAGAGATGGCGCGGAAGGAACCAAGACAAAGATCTCTGAGATCAAGCAGCAGCATTCAAAAGGACTAAGCCCGTATGCTCTGAAAATATATGATCGGATCACAAACCAACACGTTTTGTCTAACAATAGAAGCATAGATCAACACGCTGCCAAGGGCGCGTATGAGTACAATATGACCACACAAGATGCGGTCATTCAGAACTCGATCAAGAACGCATCATCCATGTACGCATCGCCAGACACGGTCGCTACCAAGGAAGGCGGCCAGGCACCAAGCGATTGGACCATTATGCTTTTTCTTGGCGAAGATGCTGTCAAAGAGAAGATGCGGCTGCAGGGCATTGAAGATGAGAACGACCCATCCGTAATAGAGGCTGTATCTAAGTACGAAGCGACCATGCACGCATCTAGGATCCAAGGTGCCATAAGCGCTGACGACCCAAAAATCGCATCAGAGTTATTCTCGGAATACAGCGCGATGCTTGAGCCTGACGTTAAAGAGCAGTTGAGAACAGCGATTGAAGAGAAGACGCAGGAAGTAGCGATCAAGGATAATGTTGAACGCATCACTGCAGCCGGTGGCGAACTTAGTGACCGTATCGCTGCAGCCAAAGAGATCGCAGACCGTGATGTGAAGGCAGCGGTGATGGAAGAGGTCGAGACACAATACCTGTTTGAGCAGCGAGTTAACCGCGCAGACCAAGTGAGTTTTTACTCTGCTCTTTCTGCAGAAATTCGCACAGGTCAGCGAACTAAGCCACTAACAAATGAAGAGATCGGCAGCTTAGAAGGAAATCAAGCGCAAGCATTAAAGGATCAGTTAAGGGCATTTAAAATTGGTGAAGAGCCTATCACTGTTGACAAGGTTTACACTGACCTGTTGACAATGAACTACAAAGATTTTGCGAAGATTGATCTTGCGGATTATGCAGATCAGTTGGACTTTGATGATTATTCCAGAGTCGAAGCGTCATGGATCGTTGCAAACAATGCAGTGAACGACCAGGCTGCCGCTGACAAAGACCGCATGGTACGATCAGGATTGGCAACCAGACAGTCCGTCATGTCAGATGCTGTCGAGAAAGTATTTGGCGAAGACCTTACAGCATTCTCAGAGGCAGACGAACTTGGTGCCCGAGTGTGGCACGCAGATCTCCGTGGCGCACTTGCCAATAGTCTTGTCAAAGCTGAAGAGGCCAACGGCAACAAAGAACTGACAGAGACTCAGTACACAGACCATATCAATACTTTCATCTACGACTACTCTGAAATGCACGCTGAAGAACTTGGCGACCTGTCATCTGCAGCGCAGACCAAGGCTGAAGAAGAAGCTAGGAAGAAGGCTGCAGACAAGGTTGCAGCAAAGGGTCCTGACACATTGACCTACGCGCAGTTTGGCGATATAGCAGAAGACACGGTGAGAAACATATTCGGTTCAGATTGGGATAAGTCTTCACGCAATGCCAAGGCCGAGCAGGCCGCATGGGTATCTGGATTTAACCGTGTCGCATCAAGCATGAAGGACCGGTTTGCTATGGCAAACGGCAGAGAGATGACAGAGGGCGAAGCGAGAAACGCAATGTACGAATTGCAAAAGCCAACCCGGTTCGACAAGCCACTGTCTGACTACCCTATTGACGACATCTATAATATCCAAAATGCAATCTACGCTTACAACAGCAACCCCGCCCATAGTGACGCGCAAGTTAGGTTTGATTCTGATACAATAGCCACTGTCTTTGAGGTTCAGGATGATGAGGATCTGAACGCCATGATTGAAGAAGCGATGGCTGATCAAGGCAGAAAAAACAAACTGAATGTTATTCTTGAGTTGTATTTGAAGGGGCTATTCAATGGCGAGTAAATTCGGGAACATTACTAGAGATCAAATCCTTGCATCATTGGGTGATGAAGAGCAGGATCCTATCGTACCTGCATCACCACTGCTTTCAGAACTACCCAAAAAAAAGCCAAAGTTTAACTACGATGCAATCGGGAAGGCGCTCAATGAGCAGCCCGTACAAGAGCCGGTAATCCCACCGCCTACTGCTAAGGCCAATGTATCTATCCGATCTGCAATCGCAGGTCAACAGAATGAGTCTCCAAAAGATTTTGCCAAGCTGCTTGAACTATCCAAGCTGACCGGTTACCCGGTTGATGTGGTGCGTGCGAACAGAACCAAAATTGAAACCAAGCAGTCAATCGATAATGTCAACATAGACACGCTGCAGCATACGAACCCAAATGTGGTTAAGTTTTTAGCCGACTCAAATAATGCGAAGCTGTATGTTGACAACATATCCACGTTGTCACAGCTTGACGACATTATGATGCGCGAGGGAATACTGACACCGCCTGAAGAGAAAAGGTCCACGATAAAAGATATGGGCCTGTCAGCTATGGGCACCTTTGCAGGCATCGGACATGCCATCGCAAAGACTGACCAGTTGGTTGCCAATTGGCTTAACGATAAGTCACCACATTGGGATGTTCTGCCAGAGAGCCTGAAGGAATATAAGGAAAAGAGAATCGATCAAGAATCTCTTGCTGTAAGCCTTACCGAGAACGCTGTTTCTTTTTGGGATTATAAGCCAAGAGCCGGAACATCAACTGAGGAAATACAGAAAAGCCTCAAAGATAAAGGCGTAACATGGGATCTTGCAAAGGATCTTGGTTATCTAATGGCGACATCAACCGCTCAGTCCCTGCCATACATGGTAGCAATGTTGGCGGGTGGCGTTGGCACGGCATCTTATATTGTCGCATTGAACTACGATGTCGCAACAGAAAGAGCGCAGAACAACGGCAGAGCAGAACCAAACATGACTGACCTTGCCATGTCGCTCCCGTGGTCTGTGGTCAGCGCTTCATTTGACCGAATGGGTCTAAAGAACCTAATGGGAATGGTCAAAGAAAGCAGGCAGATACTGAATGCTAAAGACGGGTATCAGTTGCTGAAAGCCATAGCAAAGAAACAGGGCAAGGGCTTTGCTGTCGAGACAGGCACAGAGGGGGTTCAAGAATCCCTGGAATATATCGGTGGCACCATCTGGACAGACAAGGACGTATCTGTTGAAGAAGCGTTAACCCGTGGCGTGTGGGGCATGATCCTAGCCCAAGGCATGGTTGGTCCTATGGCAGTTGCAGGAGCGACAGCCGACATCGCAAGGGCAAAGAATTACGCCAAACGCACTGACACATTCAAAGAGCAGAACACCATTAGCGAGATCATCGCAGTGGTTAACGACACCGACCTAAAAGAAATTTCCCCAGAAAAGCTTAACGAGTTTTTGCAGACAGTAGCCCCTGGCGCAAACATCCACATGGACGCAGAGTCTGTATTGGCGTATGCGAAAGAGAACGGTATCGATGTCACAACTGACCCTGCCTTCGCATCAATCGCTGACAAGCTTGAAGAGGCTGCAGCAACGGGTGGCACAGTTGAGATGCCAATTGGTGACTTCGCACAGAACGTGGTTGGCTCAGAGCATGAGCAGGCGCTGCGTGGCGACATCAAGATGTCTGACAACACATTCACTCTAAACGAAATGGACCGCCAGAAAGAAGCGCTCGCTGCTACCTACGAGATGATGGAAGAGCAAGCGGTGGCAAGGCAGGAAGAGTCTGACTACATCGATGCAGAGATTGACAAGTTCATCACCCAAGGTTCTGACACGGGCCGACTAACACGCCAAGAGGTAACCCTACAGTCGCAGTTGTATAAGCAGCAGATCATTTCTGCAGCAGAGCGCACAGGCATTCCTGTTAAAGAATACATTGAGACATACGGGCTTAACGCCATCGTTGGTCCACATTCCGGCCTGCAGAATAAGCTGAAGGATCTGAATCAAGCAACACTTGAAAGCTTGATTGCTGAGTTTGACAGCCTTGGGTTCTCGTCAGAATTGACGGAAGCTGAGAAAGCATTGGTGCTTGAGGCAGAGCCACAACAGCGTGTACAGCGCCTCTTAGAAGTAACAGGGCTTGGTGAAGACGCAGCATGGACACCAGAGCGTATTGACCAGACTGTGCGCGAGTGGGCCTACCCGCATGGCGAGACTAGAGCGCAGGTTATTTTTATTAACCCCGCTGAGTTTGTCAACTCTACTCACCCTGATCCACAGACCATTGCTGATGAGTCAATGCCACTTGACCCGGTAGAATTAAAGGCCGAGCGTCAAACACCGTTCTTGCGAACAGATGGTCAAGGCAAGATCATTGGTCACGAAGGCCGTCACCGCATGGCAGCATTAGCAGCAGCCGGTGTTAGCCGTGTACCTGTTGTCGTCACATACCCTACATCACAAGACCCATCTGACATTACCTTTGACAATTATCAATTCAAAGGCCAAGAGTTTGGCACAGGCACATCTGCTGATTTGTTCGTATCAGGCGCAAACGCCATGCCAATCACGAAAGAGAATCAGGAAGAGATTCAGGCAGCAATGAACCCTGATGCAGCTGTGGTGTTTCAAGCGCGTCAACAAGGCTATGCAGGAACTGACACAGGCGAAGCCGTGGAGTGGACTCGTGCTGTCGAGAAAGGTCTGGATATGTCACCAGAGGGTCGCATGACTCGTGCTGTTGAGATGGGGTTTAATGTTGAGAATGTTTTGAATATTGGTGGCACTGTTGGTGATGTATTTGTATCTTCTAACCTATTACAGTCGTGGAATGAGTATTACTATAGACAGGATGAGAATTTTAACGAATTAGAGTCTTTTTTAAATGCAGTAAACCATATCTCAGAATATGGTGGGAAAGTCTATAGATACATTACGCTCAATGACATTTCTGAATTGGATTTAAAAAACATTGGGGATCACTGGACCATTGAAAAATACTTGGCAGAAGACATAGCCGAGCGGTTTACATATACTTACAATCAGGGGAGTAAGCAGAAATTTTTAATTGAGGCTACAATCCCTGCGAAAAGTGTATCAATAAACTCAGTTGATTTGACTGGTAATCCTGAAGAACAAGAGGTAAATCCGACAAGAATAACCAGTCTCAAGGTTTCCCATCTTGGTAGTAATGATGTAGTATATGAGTCTCAAGGTGGTGACTACCTCCCGACGACTCCTTCTGAAGGGTCGCGCGAAGAAATCGGGGTAAGTCACAAAAACATCCGCTCAGTCAACGCAGCATTCGATCCTGACTACAAAGACTCTGCCAACCTTTTGGCGCAGAAGGTATCTTCTGCAAAACCAATCCCGGCTACTATCGATGAAATCACAACCCTCGAAAACGCTATGGACCGCGCAAAGAATGGCGACTACTCAACAAACAGACAGTTAAAAGTAGACATCCAAAACGATACAAACAATGCTGCAAAAGAAGCAGGCGTGGATCTTGCTGTTGACAATGCAGCAACAGAGGAATACCTGGTAAGGGTTGGGATAAGAGATGCTCTTCATGCGTTAAAGACAAACGAGAATGCAGTCGGTTGGTATGATGTCACGGTTCAGAAAGCCCTAAACATATTGGCGACAATCCATCCTGAGTTGGCAGAAGACCAAGAAGCCAGGTTTGCATTCACTTGGGCGTTGGCTGTAACGTCAAACGGAATCAAGGTAGACAAAAACTTTGAACTTGCGGAAATAGCTTATGAACACTATAAGCGAACCGGCAAGATGCCAACGAACATCAAAGCAGGAAACGCCCAGAAAGCTATCAACGATAGCCTTAAATCATTCAACACACTTGTCGAAAGAATGGGCATCGAAACGCTAAGAAAATTCATGGTAAGTAATTTTACCATTGCGCAGATTAGACGGATAGGTCTTGACGTTACGGGAGAGAATGCAGGCACCGTAGTCCGTGGCGCATCAATCCTTGGTCCAAAAATCGGCAATGGTTTCTTTAGCAATCTAAACGGTTACTTTGATCAGCTAACGATGGACAGATGGCTGATGCGAACATGGGGCCGGTGGACAGGCACGCTTATAGAATACCGCCCAGATATGGTGAAGCTTAAAAAGTCAGAGATAAAGGACTTGGTCAAGCTTCTTAAAGAAGACAAAGCAGCAGCAAAAGAGTTTGCAGAAACGCTTGGCGCGAAGCTGCAAGTAGGCAATCTTGAAAAATTAGCGCTTGATATTCAGAAAGCGTCAATGCTTCCTGCAAACAGAGACAAGTTTAATAAGACAGCCGTAGGAGAAAACCTTCGCAAAGCAGGTAATTCTCTTGCGAAGTATCTTGATGGGCAGAAAGAAGCCCCGGAGACCGGCACCGAACGTAACTGGATTAGAAAGATATTCGGAAATATTTTAAAAGATTTACAAAATAATGGCTATCCAGAATTGACAATGTCTGACCTGCAGGCTTTAATGTGGTATCCAGAGCGCAGACTTTACGATATGGCAAAGTCTAGCAAAGATGTGAGCGCAGGGTATACAGATGACGAAGCACCGGATTACGCTAACGCTGCAGCAGATCTTGCTATAGCAAAGGGCATTCCTAGCGAGTCAATCAAAGAAGCAACTAATAAAGCAGAGGTAGATTATGCAGCCAGAATCAGCACAAGAGCAGCACGACAGGATGATGGAGGAGCGGGGTCCTCTGAAGTTGGATCTACAGTATCTGAAGGATTCAATGGAAGAGAACGAGCAAAATTCCTTAAGCGCAACGTCTTCGTCTCCGCGAGACTTAGTCGAACTAACGATGCAAAATCACGGTCTTACGGAAAGGGAAGCCCTGGAACACTTGGAAGCATTCGGGGCTTAGTCTACAAGGTAAACAGAACATTCAAAAACATACTATCTGCCTCAGAAGTTCCTGCAGTAGATATGGTCGAAATGGAGTCTACGGCAGAAAGTGCCGTGGACTTTATGTCTGCAATACAATCATCAAAAGATTCAACTGTTTTTGGCGCAGCAGTTTATGTGTACTCTGCTGAAGAGTACCAAGACATGCGCTTATTCAGAAGCGAAGATGGCTTGTCTGGGTTTGCCATAAAAAAAGATGGTGACATCGTTAGCGTTTTCAGTGATGGAGGCGGTAAGGTTGTATCGATGCTGTCTCTTGCTGTTGAGCAAGGTGGCACCAAGCTTGACGCATTCGACACCGCTTTAGTTGGGATGTATGGAATAAATGGATTTAAAGAAGTTGGAAGAGACGAGTGGAATGAGAACTATAAGCCAAGCGATTGGGACAAGGCCGTGTTTGGAAAGTATAACAATGGCGAGCCAGACATTGTGTACATGGCTTACGATGGCTCATACAGCCCTTATGATGCAAATCAACTTTTACAAGACCAAGAATCCGGCACCACAACCAGGGGATCTTACAACCGCGAAAAGCGGATAATCTCCCTGTTCGAGCAATCTGATCGGTCCACGCTAATCCATGAGATGGGCCACTATTTCCTAGACACCATGATCAATTCTAATGACCCGCTGATGCAGCCGATATTCAGATGGTGGTTGGACAATGCAGAGTCAATCGCTGCAGAAGCAGGCGTGTCTGTCGAGCAAGTCACACAGTACGTTTACACAAGAGAAGGCAGCCCAGAAGTTGAGCGTGCCATGCACGAACATTGGGCGCGTGCCTATGAAGCATACATCATGGAAGGCAAGGCACCAGTGTCTGCATTGAAGAAAGCATTCAAAGCATTCAGCCAGTGGATGAAGTCTGTGTACGGCACCCTGAAAAATCTGGAAGCGCAGTCAGGCGCAGTCAAGATTGACGACAACATCCGCAAGGTATTTGACGCAATGTTGAGTGTTGACGAGCAGGTTGCTGCAGAGAAGAGTGACGCAGAATTGCGACCACTGTTTACTGATGCAGTGATGGCAGGGATGACCGAAGAGCAGTTTAAAAAATACAAAGAAAAGCAAGATTCTGCAGACGAAAAAGCAACTGAAACATTACTTGAAAAAGTGATGAAGCAGATCCGCACACGCGAAGAGAAAGAGTGGGCTGAAGAATTAAAGACCCGCGCTGAAGTAATAAAGTCACGTTTGGACCAACAGCCGATCCACATGGCAAGAGCAGCCCTAGCAGAAAAGGGTAGCGAGTTGAAGCTAAACCGCCAAGACGTTCTTGATGTTTTGGATGTTAAGGTATTGCCACCTGAACTTAAAGGTATCAACAACGCGCTAACCGTTGCAGATGGTGTGGACATCGATGCCGCTGCAGATGCCCTTGGCTTTGCGTCAGGCGATGAATTGATCACGCAGTTGATTGAAACCAAGCGCTCTTCAATGCTTGCGAAAGAGCAGGCTGAAGCAGAGATGGTAAAAGAGCATGGCGACATCCTTAACGATGGCACCATTGAGAAGCTTGCGCGTGAGGCTGTCCATGACGAGCAGAGAGGAGAGTTAATTCTTTCCGAACTGAAGATACTGAACAAGGGCAAACCAACGCCACAGAGCGACAAGCAGATCCTGAAGGCGCTTGCAGAAGAAGCCATAGGCAAGCTGTCATTGTCAGAGATCCGTCCTGATAAATATCGCAGGGCTGAGATCAAGGCAGCACAGGATGCCCGGGCAGCAATGGACAAGGGTGACAAGGAAGCAGCGAAGGCCGCAAAGACACGACAGGCGATGAACTTCTATCTCTATCGTTCGGCTTTGGATGCTAAAGCGATGGAAGACAAGATCGTTACCCACATGGCTAAGTTCAAGAAGAAGAAAGTCCTTGAGCGTGTAGGCCGTGCGGGTAAGCAATATCTTGAACAGATCCTGCACCTACAAGAGCGCTTTGAATTTAGAAAGTCAGTATCGATGGCACAGACCGAGCGGGACAACATCAGAGTGTGGGCGCTAGAGCGTGAGAAAGAGAATGGCGACAACATCCAGTTGACCCCAACTGCGCTTAACGAAGACATCAGAACGCACTACAAGAAGCTGCCGTTTAGTGATCTTGTTGGCATTTATGATTCTGTTCGGAACATCGAACACATTGCTATCTTCACTGACAAGATGAAGCTTGCAGGTGAGCAGTTAAGCTTTGAAGAGGCGAAGGCGAAAGCGCTAGAGTCAATCTCCAAGGTCAAGTCCAAGTTCACTTATGGTGTTTCTGCTTATAAAGAAACCAACAAGAACCTGGCGCTAAAAAGCTTGGCATCTCTGACCAAGATCCCGTACCTGATCCGTTGGTTGGACAACAGAGAAACTAGCGGTGTTATGCACCAACTGGTTTCTCAGCAGTTCACAGATGCACAGCACGAAGAAATGCTGTTGCATGACGCTGTTGGTTCTCCAATTGTTAAGGCCATTGCTGCCAGAGACAGAAAGTCCAAGAAGCGCCACGCTCGAAAATTCCGCATAGTTGGTTTGGAAAATACCAAGTCTAACCAAAAGACGTTGACAGGATCAGAGATCATCAGTGTTGCGCTGAACACCGGTAACCCAGGCAACTTGAAGAAGCTGCTGATGGGCGAAGGTTGGGCGCTGTCTGAAGAAGAGGTCAGCCAAGATAACCCAATGTTGAAGCAGGTATTGAGCCACCTGACCAAAGAAGATTGGGATTTTGTACAGCTAGTTTGGGACCAACTTGAACTATTGTATGAGCCAATGAATGCTGTGCATAAGCGCACATCAGGCTTAGACATTGGTAAGGTTGAGATCCACGAAGTGCAGACACCGTTCGGTGTGTACAAAGGTGGATACTTCCCACTGAAAGCAGACCCAATGCGTAGCACAATTGCTGACACACGCGAGATCGATCAGAAGACTGCAGCAGCGGCAGGCATGTCTGCGACCAGTGGAACATTCCGTCCGAACGCCACAACCGGTGCGAAGATCGAGCGTATCGAAGCAACATACCCAATCAAGCTTGGCCTTGATGTTATCCCTGGGCACATCCAAGAAGTTATCCACTACATCACGCACTACGAAGCTGTGAAGTCTGTGGATAAGTTACTGCGAGATCCTGAGATCACAGAGGCCATCAAAGCAACGATGGGCGTTGCTGAGTATCGACTGTTCAAGCCTTGGCTGAACGACATTGCAAATGCAGGCAGCAATCAAGAGTCGCAAGGCTATTTCACCGGCTCGATGAGACGCATACGCTTTGGTATCACCATGAGCGCTATGGGGTTCAAGGTATCCACAGGACTTATGCAGACCCTTGGTCTGTCAGTCACCATCGCTAACATCGGTGCAAAAAATACTTCCAAGGCAATGCTGCACCTCTACGGCAACCCTGCAAAAACAAGTGATGCTGTAGCAGTGGCAATGGAGAAGTCAAAGGTTCTTGTGCATCGTATGAAGACAATGGACCGAGAGATGTCGAACGCTTTCAAGGCGCTTGAAAATAAATCTGGGCCGCTTGCTGATCTGCAAGAATTTTCAATGAAGCACATCGCGTTGATTCAGATGTACAGCGTCGACCTGCCAACATGGTATGGTGCCTACTTTAAGAAAATGTCAGAACTTGAAGCGTCACTAGATCCAAACGACTTTGACACAGTGGAAGCATTGACAGCACGCGCAGAAGAACTCTCAGTGCAGGCAGCAGATTGGGCAGTGGAGAATTTCCAAGGCTCTGGATCTATTAAAGACCAAGCTGCGTTGATGCGAGACAACTCTGAATACGTCAAAATGTACACCATGTTTATGACGTTCTTTTCAAGCCAAGGCAACATGACCCGCGACATCACTCGTGGCTCAAGATCTGGGCAGATCAACCCAATCAACCTAGCTGTTAAATTCGCATGGTTGTTTGGAGTCACGACTGCAGCAGAGATGCTTGTGCGCGAAGGCATCCCAGATGATGAAGACGAGTGGGACGAGTTTTGGCAACAGTATCTTGTGAACGTAGCAATGCTTCCACTTGCTGCCATACCTTTGGCCCGTGATGTTGCCTCTGGCGCGTTCTCTGGGTACGGATATGCAGGATCTCCAACCGCCCAGTTTGTTTCAAATTCAATCAGTGGTGTTAAAGGATTTACTAAAAGCCTGTGGGAGGGTGACGAGCCAACTTTATTCCAAGTAAAAGCAACCACAGACGTTGTAACAACCATGCTTGGCGTACCAGGAACCGGTCAAGGTTGGACCACAGGCAAAGCAATATACGACATTCGAGAAGATGGGTACGACTTCAGTGTTCACTCCCTTCTTTTGGGAACTAAAAAAGAGTAAAATATAGTCTACTAATGAGGATTTAAAATGGCTGTTGCAACCCAGGACATTACATCAGGACCCTATACTGGCAACGGTATCGTGGACACATTTTCATACGACTTCACGATTACCGCTACTAGTGAAGTCTTGGTGACGCAGACCACCGGTGCGGGTGTTGAGACTACGCTAACATACCTAACCGACTACACACTGACAGGCGTTGGAAATGCGGGGGGCGGAGACATTGTTCTAGCCGCGCCTCTTGCCGATAACTACACGCTTTATGCGAGATCGAACTACGTCCCGCAACAGACCACCGACTTCAACTCGCAGGGTGCATTCTACCCTGACATACACGAGAAAGCGTTCGACAAGCTGACATTCTTAATTCAGCAATTGATCGACCAGAAAGATCGCACAATCAAACTGTCCGACACCCAAGACATTACTGGTGTCAGTTTTGAGATCCCGAACCTCGCATCGCGTGCATCAAAGTTCTTGAAGTTTGACGCGTCAGGCAACCTTGTTATGGACGATGCTGCAGCCGCTGCATCTGCAGCAAGCGCTGCCCTAGCTGTTGACCGCGCTGCCGCTGCCTTAGTTTCTGAAGACGCTGCCGCTGCAAGTGAGAGCGCTGCTGCAGGTTCTGCTGCTGCCGCTGCTGCATCATACGATTCCTTTGATGATCGCTACCTTGGTGCCAAGGCTGTTGCGCCTACCTTAGATAATGACGGCAACGCCCTAGCAGTTGGCGCACTGTACATCAACACAGTCGATAATGAGATGTACGTTTACATTTCAACACTGGCATGGGCCACTGTTTCAAATGCTGCCACCTCTGCTGCTGCCGCTGCAAGTGCTGCTGCTGCTTTAACGAGCGAGGGCAATGCTGCAACAAGCGAAAGCAATGCAGCTACCTCTGCAGGTACAGCAACCACTCAAGCAGGTATTGCAACAACTAAGGCAGGCGAAGCTGCAAGTTCAGCCAGTGCTGCCTTGGCAAGCAAAAACGCTGCAGCTGCTTCATTCGCAGATTTTGATTCTCGCTATCTTGGATCGAAAGGTGCTGACCCCACGTTGGATAACCTGGGTGGCGCACTTGTTGCCGGGCAGCTTTATTACAGCACAGTTGGCACAGAGATTCGGTTTTATAACGGATCCGCATGGGTAGCTGCTGACTTTGCACAAGCATCAATTGACGCGACTAATGCCGGAGGATCTGCCACATCTGCAAGCAATAGCGCAATCGCTGCTGCTGCTAGTGAAACCGCTGCAGGTTTAAGTGAAACTGCTGCAGGTCAGAGTGCGTCTCTAGCACTGGGCTATAAGAATGACGCTGCTGTGTCTGCTGCTGCTGCACTCGATAGTGAAACCGCTGCTGCGGGTTCTGAGGCCGGTGTCGCTGCGTCCGCTGCTGCTGCATCTACAAGCGAAGGTAACGCGCTAACATACCAAACTGGCGCACAGACAGCACAGGGTTTATCTGAGACAGCGCAGGCTGCTTCTGAAGCTGCATTGTTGGAGTTTCAAACAGCCTGGCTTGGTGACCTTGCAGTTGACCCGACACTGAACAAGGCCGGTGCAGCATTATCTGCTGCTGATGAGGGCATTCTGTTCTGGCAAACAGGGTCCAA